AACAGATTGTCCAAAAAATAAAATTGTAGATCATATTGATGGCAATACTTTAAATAATTCACGATCAAACCTAAGAATATGTAGTCAAAGGCAAAATGTTTGTAACAGCAAAATTCCAAAAACAAATACTTCAGGTATAAAAGGTTTAAGTTGGGACAAAAAATCTAAAGGTTGGAAAGCAGAAATACAAAAATCTAAAATAAGATTTTCTAAATGGTTTGGTCAAGATAAAGAAGCTGCAATATTATGGCTTATTGAAATTAGAAATTCAATACACGGAGAATTTGCTAAACATTAATT